CCGTCTGCGGAGTCGTTCCAAGATGCTTAACGATTGAAATCTTGTTAAGATATCTGCTGCCGCCATCGACCGTGTTGCCGGAGCCTGTAATAATTTTCTCGTCGTTGAGATAAACGTCGCCGAGTTCTTCGCACTCATGACCGGCAATCGCAATCACGAGATGCAGGAACTCGTTTTTTGTTCCAGTCGTCGAGATGTAAACGATCACGCCTGACGCTTTGCATTGACCGTAAATCACTTGCCGTGCCGAGATCGGCGAACGGATCATCTGCGAGCGAGTCGAGAGAGATGAATCCGCAAAGCTCGGAGCTTTAGGCGCGAGCAGCTTTGACACCGCCATCGATGCAGCAGTAACCGCGACAAACTTCAGAATGGAAGCAACCGTAATTGCTTTTATTGCGACAACAATCTTAGTGAGTAAAAGGGGTAATGCCTGTGGCATAAAATTAAAGTCTCCAGCAGGTTGATTTCTTTTCTCCGTTTAGCGTATTAAAAAGCAATCCGCTAACTCCAACAAAAGCCGCTTCTGCGCCTACAACAACCCCGATGCAGTCGCCATCTCCGCAATCGCTCACGATAATATCACCGCGCCGCGCCATTGATGACTCGATGCGCTCGATCCCGCATGGCTCTCCGTAGTTACGCACGATTCCGATAATGCCGCCGTGCTTCTTGATAAGTCGATGCGCTGAGATTGCGGAATGATATTGATCGCGCAGTTGAAACGCCGGATCAGTTCCAGTCGCACGCTTAATCCAGTCGCACGCAAACAAGCAACAATCGTTCTTCGCCCACGCGAACGGCTCGTGCCGACGCTCCTCGATGAAAGCGACTAGCTCGTCAGTCCAGTTTTGTTTGCGCGTCATCATGCGTATTCTGTTGGGCCATAGTCGCCGCCGCCATTACTCATTACTGGAGCAGCGAGCTTTTCATTGCCCCAGTAAATTTCTTTTTCTTGGATAGCATTGACGTAAATTAAACCAAGATCGGCGATGGTTGCGCTGGCTCGTAACTGCAACTGCTCTTGATGTGTGTAACGAACCTCGCGAGGACGCCTAAAATCCATTAACCGATTCTCAGCCGTCATCGTTAGCGTCTGCGATGTTCCGTCATCCGAGATATTCATCACGTCCATTCGACCAGAGAAGATCGTAATCGGTGTCGATACCAGCGCCGCGCTTGAATTCAACGCACCGAATAGCACCGTGCAGTTTTTGCCTTGGTAATTTTCTGTAAGAGCTTCAGCAATTAGCGTTGTTGAAACACCTGAAAGTTCCAAAGAAATTCCGCGAGACGAAAGATCGGTCGTTTCCTCGATAGGTGAGATCGTTCCAAATTCACCAGTCCCCAAATAAGTGATCGAATTGTAGACCAGATTTCCATAACCACTCCAAAGATAAATCACCGGAGAAAACTCCAACGACGCTAACAAGATCGGTGTTAGTTGTGACGCAGAAACCTCAGTCACCATGTCATTGCTCAATGATCTGCCAGCGGTTGTGATGCTCATGATGCGATGTCCTCGACCACGCTGAAGCTCATGCCGTAAATGTTAGCTAACTCGATACTCCATTGCGTCGAAGGTTCAGCGAGTCGGAATACGCCTTTTGCGTTGACCTTCGTGATCGGCGTGCTGACCGCGTAACTCGCACGCAACAACGGAAACAAGTCCACACTCGATGACGAGTTGACTTGGATCACCTTGTAAAGCGAGGTCGAGATTTGTATCCAGTCGCCGACCGCGAAATTGCCAGTCGCGCCGCTGAAGCCGAGCGTCGTATCATTAGCCGTCGCACTTGAGACAAGCAACGTGCCGGTGACTGCACCGCGAGGATTTGGATTTGCGTAATCTTGAAAGTAGAATGTGCCGCGTTGCGCTGCGAGCAGAAACCCGATCACCGCCTCTGCATCAGCACGCACCATCGGTGGACACTCGACCGAGCCGAGCCAGCCTTGCCCAGTCCAGTTGTATTGCTGAGATTGCAACGTGTAAGGCGAGATATTCCGACGCGTGGAACTCACGCCAGTAATCATCAATTTAGACGCAACAAGCGCCGCCGGAGGTGTGAGTGGGTATGAAATTGCCATGATGTTTATTAAGCAAACGCTGCACGATAGCCACCTCCGCGACGAACCATGTCGGGAATCTCTGCTTTGAGCAATTTGCGTTGCTGTTCAAGGATCGGAGCGAGATCGGAGCGCGAAACGCCGGACGCAATGTTGTAGGTTATGTTGACGTTTGTGCCGCCAGCGCCGCTAGAACCGCTGCCCATCTTGCTATTTGGAATAATCGAGCCGCTGCTGTTTGGCACGAATAGCTCTGGGCCTTTCTCGCCAACGACGTAAGGTGAGCCGGAAGATACTGGGCCGCCTGAAGCCTTGAACATATTTTGCAAGAAACTAGAAACGCCCGCAGCCATTGGCGTTGTAACAGTTTGTTGAAACACCATCCGCACCAAATCTAAACCAAGTGCTTTGATTACTTCCCTTAATTTTTGACCAGAAAAAATAGCGTCCTCAAATCCGCTTGATAAAATGTCGCCTGTATTCTTTGCGATTATTTGAAAATCAGTTTCAGCAATTTTTCTTAAACCAATTAAGCGAATCAACTCTTTTGTCGCTATGTTTTGAGCATCGTATAAACCTATTGATTCTTCATCTAATACTAGAATTCCAGTTTTTTTATCATAAAATTCCTGCATCGACTGCGTTAGTGAATCTACAACCAGCTGGTAATACTCGATCCCAGAAACTATGTCTTTCTGCTGTTCAATTTCTGTTTTTGTTGATGCATTTAATTTATCTTTTGCTTCACTAAGGTCTTTTTCTAAGTTTTTACCTTCTTCCATCATTGAGGTTGAAATTTGCCGTTGTTCGTTTAACAATTTTTCAATTTCAAATCTGCGTTGTGCTGAATTCAACCCAGCGCTTTGAGATGGTAAATCAACCTTGCTTCCTATTTTTTTTATTTCTTCACCTATAGTAATAAATTTTGATACATCGCTTTTTCCAAGCGCCATCGTGCTTCGTGTTAAATCTGCAAACGCCTCGTTTATTTCTTTTATTTTTGGAATATCTCGCTCGGCCATTACTTTTTCGGCGAGATTAATGTTTTCTACTTTATCAACGCCTAGGACAGAATCTTTTAATTCCAGCATTGCCGTTACTGCATTTGCTATGCCAAGTTTTAACTGCTTGGCTCCTTCGTCTAACGCGCCAGTTGACCGCGTAACGCGAGCAATTTCCTCTGCAGATAATCCGTAATTTTTAGCGTTAGTTTCAACGCTTTCCAAGGCTTGATTTAATTTTTGAACACCAGCGATAGCAACCGTTGCTCCGAACATCGTTCCAAGATTTGCAGAAATTGTTTTAGCTGATTTTTGAATTCTGCTCAAACTGCTTTGCACGCTGGCAAAGCCAGACCTCGTGGCATCGACTGCTCTAATATGGAATGTTGCTTCAGCGGCCATTTTTTTTGAGTCGATTTAGGTGATTTATATAAGCAAGCCAGCCGGAAAACTCCTCGGCTGGCATTTCCAATACTTCATAAGCGAACTTGCCGAGTCGTTCCGCGATTGCGTAAACGGCGAGAAGGTCGGCTCCTTGCTCGCCGCCGATTAGTTTTTTAGATCATCAACTTTAGGAGAATCTTCGGAGAGAATAGCATTTGCGACGCGAGCAACCACGTTGCTATCGGCTTTGTTGAGGAACGTGATCCGATGCTCGATGGTGAATAGCTTAACGCCCTCGGCGTTTTGCGCCTTGGCAATTAAAATATCCACCAGCAACTCCATGTCGCTGTCCTTTGACTTGCGGTAGAGACGATTCTTTTCTCCCAGCGTTACTGGTGTCGAATAAATCTTGAGCTTCCATTCTGGAACGTCGATGCATTTAGTGCTGAGTGACGTGAAATGTTCCCGAACTAAGTCGATTGCGTCCATTGTTTATTCCTCAGATTAAGCCGTGACAGTTGACAGAACGCCATTGCCCTCAAATGCGGTCGAAGCCTCGACCAGACCATCGAAGTTTGCGGTGACATCGAACTTGGTGACGATTGCGCTGCCGCTGTAATACACGTCACCAGTCGTTGCCCCCTCTGGGTAGAGGTTAAGCGTCACGCTGCTGCCAATGGTCATTAGAAGCTGACCGGCATCGGCCTCATCCCAGAACATATCGCCGGAGACTGACCACATTTTCATGGTCGCGACCCGCGTGCGGTAGATGTCGCCGATAATAGAATCCTCAACGGTGTCAGAGGAATGTGAAAGCGAGTAATTTTTCAACTCGCCGATGGTAGTGCTAGAAATCTTTACGATCCCTTCGCGTCCTAGATGGTTTGCCATATTAGTCTTGGGTTAAGTAGATGCAGTTAAAAGTGTGACGAGCGACGCCCCAGCGCCGATCTTCATCTGGCTCGATCACATAATCGACCGTTGTCAAATGTAGGTCGGAGCATACGCCACCGAGGGTAGGATCAGCTAAAACCGCTGCCTCGACCGCTGCGCTGCCGGTATCGAATAGGTCGTCGATCAGGTAGGTTCCGCTTTCTGCGATGAAGTAATCGACCATCAAGGAAAGCTGGCGATATTGCACGCGATTCGATGGCGCTAGTGATCGCACCTCGATCTGCTCTTGCACGGCGTAGACCGCAGCCGACGGAAAACTGACGCTGGCAATCGTGTTGTTACGACCTTTAAGAATGTTTGCGGTGACAACTACGCTCGCGCCAGTCAAAGCGTTAGCGGTAGCGGTGCGGATGTTTGTGCGGATGCTCATTATTTATTGTAGTCGATTGTTCCATCGCCTCTAACTTTCGCAAATCCTAAATTGACCGCCTTGTTTCCATAGATGCGGTTTATTTTTTGTAAGGTAATTTTTTCTCTAGCGAGTATAGCTCCGTCAACATAACGCTGCAAATTGGGAATTGAATTCTTAGATGCCGTTGCAATCACAAATGGATTTGGCCCGAAGTTATACGAAACCCGCCCAGATGAACGTGAGTGTTTTTTGATCCACGCCGGAATGCGAATCCCGCAAGCGATAGCGGCAGCAGCAAAACCAGATTTATTCCAACCAACTCGATTTTTTAAGATGTTAAAATACGCATCGGCGCTTTGTTGACTGACCCACATTTGATCTTGAACCTTCCAGCGACCAATCACGCTAGATGAAACCTGTCCTGTTCGTCCGTATTTGTTTCTGAATTGTTTTCTAAATACCGCCATTTGCCCTTTAGTAGCTTCTGGTCTCCAAAATCTTGCCATGATCTTGATGCTCCGACTCGCTTCCCATCCCAAGCTAACTCGTAGCGTTTGGCTTTTTTGATTACGCGGTTCCGTTAATTTTGAACCGCCGATAGTTTGAAACAGTCCAATCGTTGAACCGCCTTTAGCCATTTTTGATCCACCGAATAAATCGCTTTTGATGGCATTAAAACCCTGCTCTTGTGCTGACTTAGTTAGTCCAGCGCCTCGTGGATTCTTTTGAGGATTTATCTCTGTTCCTTTCCCAGTCGTGGGAGGAATGATAAGCATCAAATTCCTAGCAAGATTACCGCCCTCGGATTTAATAACTTTTCCGAGGTCTACTTTTGCCGTCGCAGCTAATTCAGCAAGCAGTCCACTTAGTTTTGCTGTATCAAAATTGACCGTGATCATATATTTTTGCACACGTCAATTTCACAACCAGTCCCCTCGGCGTCTAACGTCACGCGCTCGACAAAGTAAGTCACGCCGGAACGCAGCAAGGTCTGCGACACCGCCGGAGTCGTTGCAATTTGGTCAGTCGTTAAGAAAATCGTGAACTTAGAATCTGCACGACGCTGATCCTCGAAGTCATCAAACGCATTGCGAGCCGACGACCAGATGCCGGTCACCGTGTTGCCTTGGTAAGTGAACGTAATACCAGCTTGATCGAGGATGCCAAGATAGTCTGCGGCAAGCTGGGTAGGATCGAAGTCTCGGACGCTGCTCATATAACTGCTCCGTTTGTAAGAAACCACTTCGCGTGCAATTCTGGGCGATTCGCTTTGATCCACGGCTCGGCATCGTCTAAGCATTTTTTGACATCATCGCCGCAAGTCTGCGACCCAACGTGATGAACGTAAGCGCGAGAAATATAGTGATTCCGTTTCATGTCTAAGCATTGCACGTCGTCCGAGAACCAGTTGATCGGCGGGAAATCTACCCACGCGCTGCGGGTAACCTGCGCGAAGATCGGCGCGATGACATCCGTGACAATTATTTGAGCCTCCGATTCGTATCTCAAAAAGTTAATCTTACCGATTCCGCAGCGTATGTTCTGCGTGCCTCTTGCGTAATCAGATCGACAAGCAACGATGCCGTGATCGCCAAACTTTTCTTTAATGAAAGAAACATCGCAAGCAAGTGTCCTCCATGTAGTTGGAGTTAAAACAATGTCGTCATTTGCAATCACGATTTCATCGAAGCGTGCAAACGCAATCGCTGCCGCCGCGTTGTAAGCATCGCCAAAATTGCGTGCGTCATTCGGCAGGTTAATCGTCTGGTGATTCGGCAACTTCAAGTCTGAGCCAGCGATATAAACCACCACATCACGCGGAACGTATTCCGAGATTGAGGCCAGCATGACCGGCAAGCACTTGCCGTGCGTCGTGCAAATCACAATCGCTTTCATCGGATGAGCGTGATCCTTTCCACCGCCTCCAAGACCTCGCAGTCCGGCTCCGATGCGGTGAATACCTCGGCTTGCGCTCGATACTGTGCGCGTGAAATTATGCGCTGATCGACTTCCTTGATCTTGATCCTTAACGGCGTTGAATTGAGGTCACGACCTGAGATCAAATCAAAAAGTTTTGAATCCCATTGCAACGCTGGCGTGTAGTTATCCCGCACCTCGATCAGTAGATTCCCACGCGCTTTCTTGCTGGCTGAATTGAGCGCGTCGTCGAGAGTTCCTTTCACATTAACGTGCTGGAATTGCTTGACCATCACCGTGCTGGTTTCGTCGTCCGAGTTGATCGCAAAGATATGCTCAACGTGCGCCGGATCGGTCGCGGCATTTAACCAAGCGTCACGGCAAGCCACCGCGTTTGAGGTGTTGTCCTTGGTCGCGTGCAGGAGCGTGATCGTTGGCTCCTCTGTTTTATGGCAATGCATTTGGCGTATCTCAGCGAGCGTCGTAAAGCCGGAAAGCCTCGCCGCACGCGCTGCCAAATCCCAGCCAGCCCAGTCATACCATTTGCGCTCGTGCGTCCACGGTCGATCCGCGACGCTTGGCACATCGAGCTTGAGCATAGTCTCAGCCCAGTAAGACGCACGCTTGGCATCCTGCCTCTCAAAATGCAATAGGATCATCGTCGCAATCGCCTCGCGACACCAAGGAAAGACGCCGTGCGCTTGCAAAGCGTATTGCATCGCCTCGCGGTTGATGCCGGAAATACGCGCCAGATTAAGTAGCACCTCGTAACGGAACGAGCTTTCCAGATTTGGGAACGAGATCGCGATCTTGCCGAACTGCTCTGCCGCCGGTCGGTTGCCGTCGCAGTAATGTTCTTGGTGAATGTAAAAGTATTGCGTTGCCGATTCCGCGACCGACTTGCCCAGAATCTTCAAGTTCCGCTTGCGGTTCGCTCGCTTAATCACTTTGGGCGAGTGAATCCAAACCGGCTGCTGCCAGTCCTCGTGCTTATCGTTAGCCAGAAGAAGCAGGTTCTCGTGAACGTCGTGATGCCAGCGGCGTCCGGCCTCAAAGGTTGATCGCCGGATTACGCGCTCGCGGAGCAGCTTCTTGTTTGAGCCTCTCACATCGTAAGGACAGCGTGCCATTAGAACGTCGTCCTTGGCGCTTTTAAGCGATTCGCGGAACATACTCGTCCCCTCGATCAGATCGTCGCAGTCAGCCCACAAAAGCCAGTCGCCTGTGCCTTGAGCAAACGCCGCATTGCGAGCGTCCGAGAACGAATCAACGTGCGGCCATTTCTGCGCGGTCAGAGTGTTAATGTATTCGCTGAACAGGAAATCCTTGCCGTTCTCGCCGCACCACGCACGCGCCTTATCCACGGTGTCGTCCGGCTCTTGACCGCCGATAGCTCGCACGAGCGATAGCTCATCGAAGATCGGCTCAAACGAATTGAGCATTTGCAGGATGTGTTCCGATTCGTTGCCACAAATAACGCAGAGTGATAGGCGCATGAGGTATCAGCGAACCGTCAAAAACAGAAAGCCCCACGCAGTTAAGCGTGAGGCTCTGTTCACCAATTTAATTTAATAAATTAAGCGTATTGAGTGGTGACAAGCTGACCGGCATTGGGATTGACGATTTTCTCGGCAACATATTGCGAAGCGCGCACGATGTTCGATTTGATCGAC